CTGCTTCTTAATTTCAATTTATAGGGTATCTTATTATTAGATACCCTTTTTTTTATCATCATGTATTCATCAAAGAAGAAAAAAAAGAAAAAGAAAAAGGGTGGGAGGGATTCACTCAAAATAAAAAAGTATTAAATCATGGCTGTAGCTGCAACCACTGAGCTTGAAGCAATCAACATTATGCTTGCTGCAATAGGAGAAGCTCCAATAAATAGCTTGACAGATACATTACCTGTTGATGCTCGTACTGCTCAAAACACTTTGACAGAAGTAAATAAAGAAGTTCAATCTGAAGGGTGGTCATTTAATACAGAGATAGATGTCACTCTTACAAGAGATGGGTCTAATCAAATCAACCTACCAATTAATATTCTTAGAGTAGATGCAAATATACATCAACACCCGACAATAGATCCTATCCAACGTGGACTAAAACTTTACGATAGACAAAATAATAAGTATGAGTTTGACGAAGATTTAATTTGTACTGTTGTTTATTACAGAGACTTTAATGAAATAACAGAACAGGCAAGAAGATATATAAACATAAAAGCTGCAAGAATATTTGTTGATAGATTAATAGGAGATCAAGGATTAAGAACCTATACTCAAGAAGATGAAACTAGAGCAAGAGCTATACTTACAGAATCAGATTATGCAAATGCAGATCATAACCTGTTAAGAGGAGATCCTTCTCTTACAAACATTATTAAGAGGTATATCTCAATCATCTGACTCACTTAAACAACCAGACCATGCTGATATACAAGACAATGCTGATAGTAACCCTGTTCTTGGTCTTACAAAACGCAGTGGGTTTCAATTTTTAACAGCATTACAATCTTCAACTCTTGGTAATGTTCATATACAAACTATAAATAGAGATGCAAACGAAAGATATGTAGCAATATTTAGTAATGGTAATGTAAGGGTCTTTGAATTAGATGGTACAGAATTAACAGTACATAAACCTGATGGCACTAACTACTTAAATACTTCTACCCCTAGAAGTGTAATGAAGACAGTTACTATCGCTGACTTTACTTTTGTTGTAAATACAAGTATTCAAACTGCTATGGATACAACTCAAAGTGGTGGTACTGGTACAAAAGCAATCATATTTATAACTCAAGCAACAGCAAAAACAACTTACTCAGTAACAATAGATGGAGTGACAGTTACAGATAACACAGATGGAGACTCTACATTAAGTACAGATACAATAGCTGCTGATTTAAAAACAGGATTAGATGCTGGTCTTACTGGTTTTACTATTGTAAGAAATGGTCCTGTTTTATATGTAAGAAAGAATGATAATTCAAATTTTTCTATAGATGGTAGTGATACTCAAGGTGATACTAAGATGACTATAGTTAAAGATTCTATTCAAAGATTTAGTGACTTGCCAGTAGTTGCACCTCATGGGTATGTAGTAGAAGTAAAAGGAGATGAAGGTACAAACTTTGATAATTACTACGTTAAGTTTGTCGGTAATAACACTACAACAGATGGAGTATTAGAAGAAGGCCAATGGGAAGAAACTGTAGAAGCTGGTATTACTTTTAAATTTAATTACGATACAATGCCACACGTTTTAATACGTCAAGCTGATGGTAATTTTAGATTTGCAAGAGTAGATGGAGATAGTTATAGCGTTACAGTTGGAGGAGTTACAACATCTTACGACTTACCAAAATGGGGAGAACGTACTGTAGGTGATTTAGATTCTGCACCTAACCCATCTTTTATTGGTAATAAAATTAATAACGTATTCTTTTTTAGAAACAGACTTGGATTTCTTGCAGGTGATAACGTAGTTCTTTCAAGAGTATCAGAGTTTTTTAATTTCTTTCCAGAAACAGTTTTATCAGTTTTAGATAATGAACCTATTGACGTAGCTGCATCTCATACAAAAGTTGCGATTTTAAGAAGTGCAGTAACTATGGGAGAAAAACTTATATTATTTTCTGACCAAACACAATTTGTTTTAACAAGTTCCGCAGATAACTTAACACCTCAAACAGCTAACGTCATAGTTGTAACTGAATTTGAAAGTAGTGCAGCAGCACAGCCTGTAGGTTCTGGTAGTTCTATTTATTTTCTAACTCAAAAAGGTTCTTTTGCTGGTATTAGAGAATATATACTTGCAGGTGAATCACAGATAAAAGATGCAGCTAACGTCACTATTCATGTACCAAGACTCATACCAAGTAATATTTTTAAAATGGCAGTATCTAGTAACCAAGATATTCTTATTTTATTAGGTACAGATAGTCCTAATAAGTTATTTGTTTATAGATGGTTATATGGACCTGATGGTAATAAAGCTTTGAGTGCTTGGTTTACTTTTACAATCAATTCAAACAGGTCAATACTTAACGTAGATTTTATTGGTACAGATTTGTTTGCTGTTATAGAAGAAGCTAATAAAGTAACACTAGAAAAGATACCTTTTGAAACTGATTTTAGAGAAACTAATGCTAGTTTTGAATATCATTTAGATCACAAAGTAACTGAAGCAACTACAGGAGTATCAGTATCTTATAGCTCTAGTACTGGTCTATCTACTTTTACAGTTCCATATAGACTAAGAGCAAAGATGAATATTATTGGTAGATATTTAAGTAGTACAGAAACAAGCACTTTTGTAGATGCTCAAGGTAATACACAAAATTTAGTAAGCGGTCAGGTCATAAAAACAACAAACACTACAAATGGTTCAACATCTACAATTACAGCAACAGGTGATTTTAGAAATAGTAAATTTATTATTGGTGAGCCTTATGAGATGCACTATAGATTTAGTAAACAGAGACTAACAGAACAAGGTGCTGGTTCTCCTGAGTATGTAGGAGGTCGATTACAAATTCATCATTTCTATATTAAATACGAAGATGCTGGATTCTTTATAGTTGAAGTAACTCCTGAGAATAGAGACACATCAGTACATAAATTTACTGGTCGTTTGATTGGTTCTGCTTCTGCTACTATCGGTCAGATTAATTTAGATACAGGTAGATTTAAAGTTCCTATCATGAGTAAATCAGATCGAGTTGATATTGATATAAAGAACAACACATTTCTACCTACACGTTTAGCTAGTGCAGAATATGAAGGAGTCTTTCATATTAGGAGTAGAAGACTATAGTGGGATATTTAAGAAAGTCAAAGCTAGAAGATTTTAAGTTTGTTGTAGAAAACATGAGAGAGATGGATAGACTAGAAACTTACTATCAAACAGACATGACCCCAGAAGATGCTCTTAGTGTTACTTTCTTAGGTAGTCAAATCAATATGACTATTGCTTCTGATGATGATGAACCTATTGGTTTATGTGGTGTTTTTAAAGATGGTTGTATATGGTGTATTGCTACAGATGAACTGTTTGATAATAAAAAATATAGAATACAATTAATACGACAAGGCAGAGAATGGGTTGATAAACTACTTGAGTCTTATAAAATACTTTATAATTATGTATATGCAGAAAACACTTCTGCTATAAAATGGTTAAAAGCTCTTGGGTTTACATTTGTAAATTTACATGAGAGTTATGGTCAACAAAAAAAACCTTTTTACGAATTTCTGAGGATTGCCTAGATGTGTGTTGGTGCTGCATTATTAGGAGGTGTTAATACCGCAGGTGCAGCGTTAGCATTTAATGTTGGTTTGGGTCTTACTGTAGCCAATGCTTTTGCAGGTAGGGCTGCTGCTCAAAGTGCAGCTAATCAAACTTATAATCAAGCATTGTTAGCTAACCAATCAGCAGAAGATGATAAAAGAAGAAAACAAGCAGCACTAGCAGAACAAAAACGAGCTAAAGAAGTACAAGACGCACAAAATATATTTGCTAAAAACATAGAAGCTTTAAGAGCTAATAGAGCTATAATTGCATCAGAACGTGCAGGTACAACTATAGGATTATTATTAATGGATAATGAAAGACAAGCTGCTAATTACAGAGAATCAATAAATCAATCATTAGAATCATTTAGAAGACAATACGATAGAAATATACTTGAAACAGAAGCACAGTTTCAAAATAGAAGAAATGATTTACAAAGTAATATTAATCAAGCATATAATCAAATACCTACTCTTGGACAAACTTTATTAAATATAGGCACAGGTGTTTTAAATCAGAGTGCCTTACTTAGTTAATTATGAGTAGCAGTTTTCAATCTACCGCAGCAACAAATATTTACGATAGTCCTGTAGATACTTTTGTTCGACCTGTCAGGGTTTTACCCAAGACAGGTATTATGGATTTGGCAGAAACTTTAGCTTCTGTAAATACTAATATAAGACCTTTTTTAAATCAAAAAATAACTAAAGGGGTGGAGAAAGAAAAGAGAAGAGCTACTAAAGATAGGATTTTTGCTGAAATAAATGGTGGAGAGGTTGCGAAACTATCTAATGATATTAGAAAAAAAGATGGAAATGATGCAGCAAGAAAAATTATTGGTGGTAGTAGGGTATATAGACAACAATATGAAAAGGCAGGGGTACAGCTAGAAGCACTTAAATTTAAAGGTAATTTTGAAAATGCTTATGATGCTGCAAGAATAGATACAGGTAAAGTAGATGGAAATGGACAACCTATATTTAAGTTTTTAAGAGAGTTTTCTAGCGATTCAGATGAATTTAAGAATTGGAGACAAAACTATTTAAACAAATCAATTCAAACTTTTACAGATGAAGGAATAGATCCAGATATTGTAGATGAATTTTTTATACCAACTGTTCAAGAAGAATTATTTAATATAACAAATTATGCTACTGAAAAGAATCAAGCTTTTAATTTTACAAAATTACAAAACAAAGTACCAGAAGTTTTAGATAGTGCAGCAACTTTTTTTGTAGAAGGTAATGACGAACAAGGTGGTAAGGTAATTGCAGGTTTTTTACAGGATTTTTATAACGCAGGTATTACAGGAGAAGATGCAAATAAAATGTATAAACAAATTGTTGCAGGTGCTTTTGATAAGGCTAGGTTGCTAGTAGACCCTACAAAAGAAAAAAGTTTTCAACTTGCAGAGGATTTTGCAGATAGAATTTTAAGATCAATACCTTATGGAGACAAAGACTTAACAACTCATAGTACATATTTAGATGAAGCAGCAAAGTTTGATTCAGATTATACAGATTTAGCACTAAAAAAACTTAAAAATAAAGATAAAATAGATGCTGAAAAAAATAAAAATTTAATTAAAAATGAATGGAAAAATTTTAATGCTATAGAAATTACAGAAGAAATGACACCAGATCAAATAACACAAGTACAACAACAAAAGCAAACACAATATAAAAATTTACTTAACGACCCTTTGTTTGGTGGCGTAGAAGAACAGAAATATATACAGCAGTTAGGAGAGTCAGATAATTACAATCTTTTAAATGAAATAATACCTGCTTTGGAAAACAAAATTAGTCTTGGTGCTTTTGATGGATATGACGAAATTTTAGAAAAAGAGATAGCACATATAGAAATGAATCATGCGACATTAGATGATGAAGCAGTTAAAGCAATAAAAGAATTAAAAACTTTTGCAAGAAACAGTAAAGGTTTAGGAGAGAAAGTAGAGACAAGTAAAAATAAAATTATGAAAATTGTAAATGATAACTTAGGTACAAGTACAAAAGCTGGTTTATTTAGTCGAGGTCCAAGTAAAGGTGATTTTCAAACATCTACTAAAATTAATTTTGAAGTACAAAAACAAGTAACAAAATATTTTAAAGATTACATAAAAGAAAACAACAGATTACCTTCAAGTTTACAAATACAAAAAATGGAAGAGCAATTTACAATACAATCTTTAGGAGCAAATGATGTAGGAGATTTTGAAGAAATAGCAAAACAACAATACCCTGATACAATCAATCCATTTTTACCTTTACCTAAACCAGTTAATCTAAAAAGAACAGTACCAGATGGAAGTTTTGGTATAGGTTCAACAAAAGATGATGACTTTAAAAATAGAGGAGAAAAAGGAAGCGTTGATAGCGGTAAGGATAATAACTTCTTAGAAGGTGGTATGAATTTTGAAGCAGGTGCATTTACACCATCTACCCCAGAAGATGAAGCAAGGGAACGCAAACTAGATCAAACAGAGAAACTAGATGAAATATTAAAAGGAATAGATAAAAAGAAAAAAATACCACAAGCTAAGATAAATGAAATGTTGTTAGCTGTAGGATTTAAACCAGAAGAAGCAAAAATTATGGCTGCTGTAGCTATGGCAGAATCAGCAGGTGACCCTATGATTGATACAGTTAAATCTGGTTTAGACCCCAAAAAAGAAAATGAGTTTTCTATCGGTCTTTTTCAATTAAATATGATTGATGACTTTTTAGAAGAAAGGTTAAGGTTGTTTGATATTGAATCTACAGATGAATTATATGACCCTATTGTTAATGTAATAGCAGCTAAACGATTATTCGATCAACAAGGATTTGGTGCTTGGAGTGCTTACAAAAACAACTCCTATAAAAAGTTTCTAACTGACTAACATGACAGACTCAAACATTAATAACCTTCTTGATAACAACAAGGAAGAAGAGAGTACAAACGAACAGCCAGTAGATACTAACTTTGATAGTCAAATTGTTAACTCTAATTTTACTAATGTTTTTAAAGAAACTAACTATACACCTACATTTAATTTTGATGATTATGTAAACGAAACTTTTTTTGACGAAGAAACTTTTGACTTTGCTGCACAAGATTTTAATATTACCAATAATATATTTAAT